GTCCCCGAGCTCCACAACACGGCGGGCGACCATGTGCTTCTTTGCCAATGCCACGTGCGCGCCCCCCCAGCTGGATGAATCTTCACCCAGAGAGAAGTACAACCGAGGTGGAGCAGGTTGGTATGTCCCTGTTGCTTCGTCGTATTTCACCTTGGCGGGCTCGTCCTTAACTTCCATTGTGATCTCCCTCACAAACGCTGGCGCTGGTGGGAGAAGAGAACCGTAAAACTTTTCCCCAACCCTCTTCCTCAGTGCCTTTTTGTCGTGCTCGAAGTGTCCGTGATAGTACCGAAAGGTCATCACGTCATAGAGCAATAAGAAGACAAAAAGGGATGAGTAAACAACGCATGCCACCAAATCGTAAGGATCCCACTCCACCACAGGACGCTCGTCCCAATAAGCCTTGCGCCATAAGCTCTCCAGGGTTGGCCAGCTCGGGTCTTCTCCGACACCATAAGCGTCAACCACATCTTGGAAAAATGCGACTAGCGACTCACGGGGCAATTCTACTCTTGGAAGCCGTATGGGATTTCTCGCACGGCCTATGAGAAAGTGGTCATCGGTGACGCAAAGTCGTGCGATAGAATTGAATTGCTCACAATCGAATGGGAGCACCTGGTGGAAAATGGCCAGTTGCCGAGCAGAATACAGCTGGTCGGACGCCCTACTACCCCCTCGACACTTGTAAACGCGAACCATACTTGCCGCCTGATTATTTGCTGTCCGGTTGAACCGGACAAAGTCTCTATCGCCCCTTAGCTGGCAAGCCACTAGGATGCGCTTGGCAGCGCGGGTGTCAGGGGTTAGGTACTCCGGGCACCCATTAACCATGTTACACCCGCTCAGCCGAGTTTTCCTAAAGTGGCTGGCCCTATTGTTCCGTTCAACAGCAGGACGTTGAAGACTCTGCATATAGGCCTCTTCTCTCAAACCAGTGTGGTTCACACTGAAAACCCCTGATGACACTACCGCTGACAGCAAGCGTGCCATATCTTGCGGTTCCGGGAAGGTTCGTTTAACGAGCCTACCAGCCGCAGTTGCAACCTGCTGGGCCTTAACGACCTCGGCTCTGCGATATAAGACCGTGTTCTCTCTAATCGATATGGGAAGCGCGTAGTAACTCCGGGCAAGTGAATTGGCATAAGCTCGGACCACATGCTCTGTAGGCAAGCTCAAGCCAAACTCCCGTTCTAAGGCGCGGAGGGCACCAAGATGTATCCACATTGGATAGCCCCAAAACATCCCCGGGGGGACACACTCAAAGGCAAACTCAGCGGTCGTCACGCAAAAATCTGCCTCAGGGATGAGAGTTCCTGGCTCGGACTGCGAATAACCGGTCACCACGGTCTTCTCTGCAACGACGTCCCACAAGATTTCCCCAGTATGTTCATTCTTCCAACCGGGCAAATACGGCACAGGGAGGTCTACTCGAGTGTACAGGGCTTTGTTATACCCAAGGAACGGATGCTCTGGTCTGAACACAGCCATGGGGCGCAGTTCAGTGGAGGGCTCTGTCTCTTTGGGCTGAACCGGTTGTAAAAAATCTTCCCCGTCATCCGATGAGCTGTCGCACTCGCCGGTATTGCCACTAGAGCTGTCCCTAATCCCACCACCCTGGCCCCCTTTCTTCTTCCCTTTCTTTCCCTGACGTCTGTCCTTAGCGCGTCGCTGCTCGTTCTGGTTTGAAGTGCCACGACCAACAACGCGTAGATTGTTTATACGGTCATCGATAGTGCAAACGCGGGTCATAGGAGCGAGCAGCCTGGGGGTTGGAGTCTCATGGAAGATGTCATTTTCTACAACAAGCTCCTTGTCCCCCATAATCGAGCTTTGACCACAGGCCAGGGCTTGAAGGCGTGCATGTAAAACCTCATAGGTAGGGCCATCGGTGGGTGGGCTGTTGGGGAGCGCAGTGTCCGGTGTCTCACACTTAAATTTACGCGGGCATGTGGTGCTAGGCGAGGGGCCACTCCCGCCTTGATGCTCTGCTATCCCACTGCCCTCGCTCTCAACCTGCCGGTGCTGAATGCAGGTTGTATGGTGTGTGCTTACGGAACGCGAGGCGCTATCTTGTGCGCCAATGCTATCACAATTGTGTTTGCATTCCTTGTGCCCCATCGTCTTATGATCAGCTCGCATTTTACCTTCTGCAGATCTGATGGGGTGTACCAGCACAACACCAGGGGTTGCTTTCTTCACGTTGTAGGCAATCTCCGTGGCATCCCTGACGACCACTCTTC